GTAACGAAACAGTGGCTCACTCGATTCACCAGATGTATCTCTGGGGTCCGGAAAAGCGAAAGATGGTAGGTAATAAGGCCAAAGATTACGTTGACTCTGAGTTCAATCTTGAAACAACCGTGAATCGTTGGCATGAGACGCTGACAGATCTGTGTGACAATTGGAAGAGCAAGAAGAGGTGGCACCTCGAGGAGATTACCAAGTGAAGAGAGTTCTGATTCGCGGACCCTTACTGACTCAATCGGGTTATGGAGTTCATTCCCGACAAATTTTTTCCTACTTTATGGGACGCAAGGATTGTGATGTGACAACTCAGGTCTTACCGTGGGGAATTACACCGTGGTGTGTCAATCCTGAAAAGGAAGGCGGAATTTACGGTGAGATCATGAATCGAAGCAAACCACTTGAGGGCAAGTACGATGTCACTGTTCAGATTCAACTTCCTAACGAGTGGGATTCAAGTTTGGGTCACTATAATGTTGGGGTGACGGCAGGGGTTGAAACCGATAGGTGCGCAGTTGAATGGGCAACCACACACAGAGAAAAGATGAACATTGTTGTCGTTCCTTCTTTTCACGCAAGGTCGACTTTTCTGACGAGCGGAACAGGTAAGGAAAAGACACCAATTGTTGTGGTTCCTGAATCTTACTTCAAGGAACTTTTGAAAGATCCCACCAACCAGCCTTTCGAATTTTCCACCTCAAAGAACTTTTTGACGGTAGGAATGTTTACCGCAGAAGATCCTGACATGGATAGAAAGAACATCATCAACACGGTCAAGTGGTTCTGTCAGGAATTTGATGGCAAGAAGGATGTTGGCCTAATTGTGAAGACTTCCAAAGGCAGAGAGACAACGATTGACCGTGAGCTCGTTAGAAAATCCCTACAACACGTTGTTGCTCAGTCAGGATGCAAGAATCCACCAAAGATCTACATGTTGCACGGTTCAATGACAAGAGATGAAATGAACGCACTTTACAAACATCCGTCAATGTTAGGCCTCATTAGTGCAACTCGTGGCGAAGGTTTCGGTTTGCCAATGCTCGAAGCGGCAGTTTCAGGATTGCCTGTTATTGGAACAAACTGGTCATCTATCATTGAATTTTTGAAGGGTGACAGTTTTCTAGGTGTAGAGTATGACCTGGTTTCTGTGCCTGACCAGAAGGCAGATGGAAACATCTTTGTTAGAAGCGTCAAATGGGCAAATCCTAAGGAATCAAACTTCAAGAGAAAGCTTCGTAAGCTTTATGATGAAAATGACAAGTTCAAGTCTTCGGCAAAAGAACTGTCTAAGATACTTACAGTTTCTCACAGTTCTGAATCCATAAACAAAAAGTACGATGAAGCTTTTTCAGGAGTTTTAGGTTAATGCTTTATGCGCTCCTCATTTTGTCAATTCTTTTGGCAATCTCTTTGTACTTCAATTGGAAGTTTGCAAACACTTTACTGAAAATTGAGGATGAACTTGACGACTGCTTAGACACTATCAATGAGAAGTACGCAAAGATGTCAGAGATTCTTTCCCGGCCGCTGTTCTTCGACAGTCCGGAGGTGAGACGTGTGGTGCAGGACATAAGGGATACCAGGAACTCTCTTCACAGAATAGCCCTGGCCTTGTCAAAAGATTTCAAAGCTGAAGAGGAACTGAAGCAAGATGACGATGCTAGGTAGAAAAAGAATCAAGAAGAGGCCCGGAACCAACAATGCGTATTTCACACAGAACACGCAAGATTCCATACAATTTTTTCAGAATGTAGAACAAGGTCGCGCTAGAGACGAAGCCTTCGAGAAGGAAATTTTGCCTGCTTTCAAAAAAATGGCAGAATATTGGGTGTATTCTTACGGCATAGAATCACCTGTTCAAACAAAAGAAGAGCTAATTCAAGGTTGCGTGGGCTTTCTTCATGACTCCATTCACAAATGGGATCCTGAACGTGCAACAAAAGCGTTTAGTTATTTCAATGTGGTTGCTAGAAATTGGCTAATCAACGCTGTGAATAATCACAAGAAGAAAGGGATTAGAGATCTGAGCATTAATGACGCTGATTTGCAAGCTGTCATCAAAGAGAAAGACGTCAATGAAAATTTAGTAACGCAGTCTGCAGAAAGCGAGATGTTGCACGCTGAATATTTAAGATTGATACACGCTAGGGTGAAAAAAATTCGAATGGGTCTTGATGATGAGAAGGATCTTATAGTTATCGAGTCGATCGAAAAAATCTTTGAATCTGCCGAAAATTTGGATTTCATGAATCGAAGCGCTTTATTTGTTTACATACGAGAGATTAGTGGACTAGACAAGCGTACGATTTCACGTTCAATGTCTAGAATTCGTAGAGTGTATAGTCAAATACGCAACACGGAGCTGAGAGAATGAAGAAGAAAAAGCTTGATGACATTTCTTCTATTGCAGCAGAGGCAGAAAAGCAAGCTTCTGCAATGTATGATTTTGAAATTTTACTTGATGAGACAAAGGCTCTCGATAACAAAAAGAGATTGTTGTGGAAACAAATCTATAGAAATGCAGTTGAGGATCGAGCAAGCGCAGGAACCCTGTTCAATAATGCATACTCATCAATGGGTCAGGCACCCACAGATCATATTGCAATGGGTGCTACATTGGTAAAGTACCTTGAGAAGATGTCAAAATCAAATCAACAGCTTTTAGATCTCAGCACGCTAATGATGAAAGATGAAGAAAGAGAAGGCACTATTGACGCAGACGACATTTTCAAAAGAATAGGAGATAATGATGGCTGATGCTATTAGTGCAATTTCATCTGACTCAACAATAGATGTAGAACCTACTGTCTCTGCAACTGCAGGTGGATCAATTGTGAGAGCAGTTGTTCTTCAAACATTAAATGATCCTGCGACCAGAGACTCTACAGCTGATGCCTCGATCATAGAGAACTTGAAAAATAAGCAATACTATCTTAGGGCGCCTAGAAATTCTCTAATTTGTCGACTTCTGTCAGATCGTCAAGGACTAACAGAAAATAGCAACCTTGTCTGCTTTCCATTTTTCTCTTCTCATGTTATGTTACCCGTCAAGGCAGGTGAGCTAGTTTGGCTTTTCATGGAGCTGCCCAACAGGCCATTTTGGATTTCTAGAATTTCTGAACCTCTTCATGTCGAAGATGTCAATTTTACACATGGTGAAAGAAGAATCAATCGTGTTTTCAAAGGTGACATAACAGGTTCATTAGGGAATGATGGAAGTGGAAACTTCGATCAACCCAGAAAACTAAAGTTTCAAAATGGAAATCCCTCAAAACCAGAAACTGCTCCCATTTTAGGAGATCAAACTGCATTTGAAAAAATTATCACAGGCTCGAAAGAATTTGGGTTGACTGCTCTAGAACCTGTTCCTCGCGTAACAAAAAGACCGGGTGATTTAGTCATACAAGGTTCAAATAACACTGCAATTAGACTTGGCACAGAAATGGGCTGGAATGTTGATGCATCATCTAGGCCACAGAATACAACCGAAAAAAGTATCGCGACAACATTGCCTTCTGGAGACACTCAGCTAAAGACTGGGTTGGGCGCAATTGACATTGTTGTTGGTAGAGGCAGATACTTTCAAGATAATGCAGCGGAAAAGGCTATCGCTGATAAAGGTTCAGGCAATGCTCCAAAAAAATCTACCAAACCTTACATCGAAGAAACGGTCATTGCAGGTGCGTTTGAAGTTGACAAAAATGTTGGCACGATTCAAGACGAGGCAACATCTAACAGTAAGGGAAACAGTAAGACAAATCCTCAAGAAGGTGATCCTGACTTCTTGGTAGATGCTTCGAGAATTTATGCTAGTAGCAAGTCAGAAATTGACAAAATGTTAGGCACAGGTCCAACAGGTGTTGCCACGGCTTTTGAAAATGCAATTACTGATCAAGTTGGTCCATCTATTGCAGTAAAATCTGATCACATTAGAATTGTTGCAAGAAAAGCACCTTTGAGCAGCAGGTCAAGTGTTGAACCAGATGATGTTGCGAATTTGAATCCTCCTGTGAACGGGAGCATCAGAATCATCAAGGAGGGAGATCCAAGTTCTGATTTGGCAACCATTACTATCGAAGCAGATGGTACAATTCAAATTAGCGGTTCGAAAATCTACATCGGTAGAAAAACTGATGATGGCGGTGTAGGTACAGGTCCAGGTCCAGGAGAATCTCAACCATACGTAAGATATCAGCAGTTAGAAGATCTTTTGACAAAAACTTATGATGACTTGAAGAACTTCATTCAAAAACTATCAGTCAACTTCAACTCAAACACAACTCCAGGTTTTGGCGGTCCTAATCCTGCTTTGCTAAAATCCGCAGCAGATGAGTGTGCAGAACTTATGTCAAATCTTGACACCAGAAAAAGTGAAATTGTCAATCTCAAATCTGAAAGAATTTTTGGAGAATAACAATGCCATTAGCAGTCGCAAAAGGTGATTTGGAACAGGAAATTTTGGCAGCATTCAACGAAGCCCTGCAAATGGCGAAAGACGCAGGTGAAAAAGATGATAGTGCCAACATCAATGCGCAGCTAGCTGCTAATTTAGCGGCAGCAATTCACAATTATGTTATTTCTGCCAAAGTCAACATTACGGATGTCAAAACTATCGTGCCGCCGGGTGTTCCTGTTGTAACTGCTGGTACAGCCGTGGCTCAAACAGGCGCAACAATAAGTGCAGGCATTGCACAACATGTTGGACTAGGGACGTTGGTGTAAACTTTGAAAGTTGATACTTAATGTGGGGTATCACATGTCCAACAATAGAAAAATCTACAGCTTCAAATCTGTTGGACAGAAACAGATCGATTTTGACGAGCAACAAGTTGATGTAATCAAAAGAAGCCCCATAGGAATTTTGACTCCTGTTAGTTTTGCCCAATCTGGTGGAACTCTCTTCAGCATGACATTTGACATAAATGATCAAATCAAAGACAATCTTAAAAATCTCATCTTGACAAATCGTGGTGAGCGTCTTATGATGAATGACTTGGGAGCAAATTTGCAATCTTTGGTGTTCGAGTACAATAATGAAGACGTTGTCAATCAGGTCATTTCGAGCATTTCAAACACAGTCGCAAAGTACATGCCCTTCGTCGATCTTCGAGATTTTGAGACTAGGGTAGAAAGTTCAAGCAATGGCAACACAATTGGTGTTGTCGTTACAGTGACTTATGCAGTTCCCAGCATTGGTGCCACAAATCAATCTGTTGAAGCAGTTATTTACACTGCGGGGTAAGGGATGGCTAACGAAACGATAAAAAGCAAAATTAGAAAAGAGCAGAATAGAACATTCACTGCCCGTGATTTCGAATCCATAAGATCACAACTGCTAGACACTGCCAGAACTTACTTTCCTGACAAAATTCAAGACTTTTCCGAGCCTTCTGTGGGAGGTATGTTTTTGGATTTTGTTTCAACGGTAGGCGACTCTCTAAGTTACTACTTGGATCACTCATTTAGAGAACTTGATCCTTCAAGAGCAATTGAACCAGATAACATCGTCACACATTTGAAAAATGCAGGAGTTGAAATTGTTGGTGAGTCACCTGCTACTGTAACTCTAACTTTTTCATTTACATGCCCATCAGAACTTGTGAATGGTTCTTATTTGCCAAAGCTATCGGCAATGCCTATCATATTGGCAGGAACTTCTGCGACTTCTTTGAACGGTATCAATTTCAACACAGTTGAAGATTTGGACTTTACTGAAAAAGATAGGGATGGAAATTTTGTTGCACAGTTTGTTGTCGCTTCAACAAACTCAGACGGATCACCTTCAACATTCAAAGTCAGTAAAAATGTGATCGCTGTATCTGGCACAGAGACGACGCAAAATTTGACATTGTCAAATACACCAGTTCCGTTCAGAGAGATAACGCTTCTAGAAAAAAGCGTAAGTTCAATAATCGATGTTAGAGATAGCGATGGAAATGTGTACTATGAAGTCAAGTCTCTATCTGATGACACGGTATTTCAAAAAGTGAAAAATGTAGGCTCAGATGCTCAGGCAGCCCCTTATTACATAAGAATCATACCTGCCCCTTATAGGTTTGTAAGAATCTATGACCCTGTAACTCAGGTCACAACATTGAGATTTGGATCAGGCGATGCATCTTCTTTGGATGACGACATTGTTCCAGATCCTAGTGATCTTTCGTTACCGCTTTATGGAAAAACTGTCGTCCCTAGATTTTCAATTGATCCCAATTCTTTGCTTCAAACTAGCACTTTGGGTATTTCACCCAGGGGCACAACTTTGACAATTAGGTATCGTTACGGCGGAGGCATCTCACACAATGTAGCAACAGGCAACATTTTGACTATCAACATTTTGTCTTTGCAATTTAGAAAATCCCCATCAGCTTCTGATGCTCTCACTGTAAGACAATCTATTACTGTCACCAATCCAACCTCTGCATCAGGCGGAGATTCTGCTCCTACATTAGAGGATCTTCGAAGTAGAATCGCCGTTGCCAGAAAATCACAAATGAGAGTTGTGACGCGGCAGGATTTGTTAGCTCGTGTTTATTCTCTGCCGAACGAGTTTGGCAGAGTCTATCGTGCAGGAATTTCTGACAATCCTGCAAATCCAATGGCGCCAATTCTTTACATAGTGTCAAGAGATTCTGCAGGAAATCTAACTACATCTCCTGACACACTAAAGCAAAACATTAGCACTTATCTAAATGAGTTTAGATTAGTAGGCGATGCAATAGACATCTTGGACGCACAGGTCATAAATTTTGGCGTGAAGTATAGCATTTATGTTTCAGAGAATGCCAACAAATCACAGGTTATCGCCAATGTCAATCAAAGATTAGCATTCTCTTTAGACAAAAAGTTTTTCAACATAGATCAACCCATAATCATTGATGACATTACTAACATCATCATCAATAGCGATTATGTCGTTTCAATAATTGACTTGCAAGTATTCCCAAGGTTTGGCAACATTGAGGGTAGAATTTACAGTTCAACTGTGTTTGACTTTAAACAGTCATCAATGAAAGGTCTTGTTCGTGGAAATAAGGGCTCAATTTTCGAGCTAAAATATCCCAGTTTTGACATTGTTGGCAGCGCATTTTGAGGTGGTAGATGATCATAGTTTGCACGGC